GAACTGTATGGTTGATCCTGATGCAAATGATGATTGGAACTTAGTTGATCCAGCATCAAGCGAAATTCGTGAAACTGTATCAGCTAAAATGTTATGGCAGATGATTATGGAATTGCGTATGCACACCGGCGAACCATATCTACATTTTATTGATAGAAGTAATGAACATCTTCCACAATGGTTGAAAGATAAAGGTTTAAGAGTAAATCAATCAAACCTTTGTTCTGAAATTATTTTACCCACCAATGAACAACGCACTGCTGTATGTTGTTTATCTAGTCTAAATTTAGAGACCTATGATGAATGGAAAAATGAACCACTCTTTCTTAAAGACGTTGCTGAGATGCTTGATAACGTCCTTAATTATTTCATTGATAACGCTCCCGATACAATTTCTCGTGCAAAGTATTCTGCTACAAGAGAACGGAGTATTGGTATTGGCGCTTTGGGTTTCCACGCTTACCTTCAGCGTAATCATATTGCTTTTGAGGGAGTAATGGCCAAAATTGCAAACAAGAAAATTTTTAGTTCAATCAGAAAAGGATTAGACGATGCTAATATTCAACTTGGAAAAGAACGGGGTGAAGCTCCTGACGCTGTGGGCACTGGTTTTCGTTTTAGTCATGTTATGGCCATTGCTCCTAATGCTAGTTCTTCCATTATTATGGGTAATACTAGCCCTAGTATTGAACCTTATCGGGCTAATGCTTACCGTCAGGATACTTTGTCAGGTTCTTTCTTAAACAAGAACAAATGGTTAGATGAATTAATTCAAAATAAATTGGCTGATGAATCTGGTGCAATTAGTTCTGATGAATATGATGATATTTGGTCATCAATCATTGCTAATGATGGTTCAGTACAACATTTAGACATTCTAGATGAAAATGAAAAGTATGTTTATAAGACAGCATTGGAAATAGATCAACGTTGGGTTATTGAACTTGCTGCTGATAGACAAGAATATATTGACCAAGCACAATCATTAAATGTATTTGTTAGACCTGACGCAAATATTAAATATCTTCATGCTATTCATTTTATGGCATGGAAAAAAGGATTGAAAACTTTATATTACTTACGTTCTGAAAAGATTGGTAAAGCAGATAAAGTATCTAAGAAAATTGAACGTCAGGTTATTAAAGAAATTGACATGACACAATTAGCACAAGGTAACGACTGTATTGCTTGCGAGGGTTAAATGATTAAGAAGATTGATAGTAAATTAACAGATACACGGGATAGTTTTAAACCGTTTAGTTATCCGTGGGCTTATGATGCATGGTTGAAACATGAGCAATCTCATTGGCTTCACACAGAAGTACCAATGAATGAGGACGTAAAAGACTGGAAAAAGAAACTTACCAAAGAAGAAAAACAATTCCTGACACACATTTTCCGTTTCTTTACTCAAGGTGATATTGATGTGGCTGGTGGATATGTGAAAAATTATCTTCCTTATTTTTCACAACCAGAAGTTCGTATGATGCTTCTAGGATTCGCCGCTAGAGAGGCGTTACACGTTGCTGCTTACTCACACCTCATCGAGACACTTGGCCTGCCTGACACCACTTATAATGAGTTCCTAGCATATCAGGAGATGAAAGATAAACACGATTATGTCCTGGCCATTTCCGATAAGAATGGTACCAAAGAAAACACAGCATTACATATTGCTGTATTCTCAGCCTTCACTGAAGGTATGCAATTGTTTAGTTCCTTTGTTATGTTGTTAAACTTCCCTCGACATGGTAAAATGAAAGGTATGGGTCAGATTGTTACTTGGTCAATTGTTGATGAAACAATGCACGCCGAGAATATGATTAAATTGTTCAGAACATATATCAATGAAAACAGAGAAATCTGGAATGATGAATTGAAATCAAATATCTACACCATTGCAGAAAAAATGGTTGAGCTTGAAGATAGATTTATTGATCTCGCTTTTGGTGTGACTGAAATGGAAGGTCTAACAATTGATGAGTTGAAAAAGTATATTAGATATATAGCAGATAGACGATTGATTAGCCTAGGAATGAAAGGCATTTTCAAAGTTAAACGTAATCCTCTACCGTGGGTTGAGGAAATGATCAATGCACCTACACATACTAATTTCTTTGAAAACAGAGCAACCGATTATGCAAAAGGTGCTCAATCAGGTGATTGGAGTGACGTTTGGGCTAATTAAAAATAATAAGGAAGAATATGACGCCTAAGACAGTATCGGGAGATTGTGGAAATTGCGAGTCCACATTTCAAATAGAATATATGCAAGAATTTGTATCGGAAGAATATCCAGAACACTGCCCATTCTGCGGCGAATCAATAGACGATTTATCTGAAGAATATATAGAAGATGATGACTCTAATGATGAAGAAGAATGGGACTGAACTGGATATTTCAAGATAAAGAATTTACGGAAGACTTGGTTGGTGATAACATAGGGTTCGTCTATGTGATTACAAATCTGACGAATAAAAGAAAATACGTAGGCAAGAAATTATTTCATTCTGCCAAAACCAAACAAGTCAAAGGTAAAAAGAAACGTTATAAAGTTCCAAGTGATTGGAAAACTTATTATGGTTCTAATGAAGAATTGAAGAAAGATGTTAAAGAAATGGGTGAAGATAATTTCATCCGTGAGATTTTACATCTTTGTAAATCTAAAGGTGAATGTTCTTATTTGGAAGCAAAGGAACAATTTAATCGTAATGTAATGGAAGGTGATGAATATTACAACGTATGGATTATGGTACGGGTAAGAAAATCACATATTAAGGACTATAATGCTAGAATTTCTCAAAGAAGTAGCTGAATCGGATTATGATACAATATTTTTTGTACCAGGACCAGAAGAAGATTCGGTTCAAGTAGAAGGCAGTCAGTATAAAGACCGTGGTGTAAAAGTTGGTGGCAGCAATCTAGGAGATGAATTTCATATTATTCTATTCAAAGAAGATGAAGATGGTAAACCCTGTGAATTGGATAAATTTGATGCCATTCTTGGTGAACCATTGGAATACATTTCAGTATTAATACCAATGGACTGGTATGGTATAGTTTGTAGAAAAACAACAACTTCTGGTAAATTTGTTAAGAATTTGTTTGACAACCTTGTAAATGTATGATATGATGGTAGTTCGTTGAAACTTTAAAGTTTAATTATCATGATTCTCATTGATCTAAATCAAGTAATACTAGCCGGTTTGATGGCTCAAATTTCCAAACAAAAAAATGTAAAGTTGGAAGAAGATTTAATTCGTCATATGGTTCTAAACATTATTCGTACACATATAAACAAATTTCGTAATGAATATGGTGAAGTTGTATTGTGTTGTGACAATCGAAAATACTGGCGGAAAGAATTCTTTCCTTTCTACAAAGCACACCGCAAAGCAGCCAGAGAAAAATCAGACCTTGATTGGCATCTAATTTTCGATATGCTTGGTAAATTCAAGCAAGAATTAAAAGATAATTTTCCATACAAAGTCATTGATGTTGACGGTGCGGAAGCCGATGATGTTATTGGCACTCTCGTACCTATGTTTGCAGATAAAGAAAAGATGTTAATTCTTTCTAGTGATGGTGATTTTCTACAACTGCAAAAATATGGAAGCAATGTCAAACAATATAATCCTTCATTGAAGAAATATATTAAGTCTGAAAATCCATTGTTGGAATTAAAAGAGAAAATTATCCGTGGTGATAAAGGAGATGGCATTCCAAACATCTTTTCACCATCAGATTGTTTCGTTCGTGATTTACGTCAAAAAGCTATCACAAAGGGTGTATTAGACAAATACCTAAACGAACACTATGGTGATTGGCAGGATGAAAATGCAAGAGTTGGTTTTTCTCGTAATCAAACACTTATTGATTTAAGTTTGATTCCTGGTGACATAAAGCAGAAAATAATAAATACTTTTGATGAAACCAAACCGGCAACCAAACAAAAGATGTTAAACTACTTTATTGAAAAGAAACTTAAAAATTTAATGGATGTAATTGAGGAATTTTAATGAAAAATATGTATGAAGTATTCGATGAGTTTGAAGAAGCTACATCAAAGAAAGAACGGTTGCAGGTAATAGAAAAAAACTTATCACAAACACTAGTACAAGTATTACAATTAACATTTCATCCAGATTATCAATGGTTGATTAATGAATTACCAGAAAATTACATAATACCTGATACATTACCTGGAATGTCTAGAGAACAATTATCTTTACAGATT